GCATTGAAGCAGACTTAGTAATCGGTTCACCCATTATCTTAAAGGCATCTCTATTGTCTATCTCCCATATAAAAGGAAGACCTACAATATCTGTAACCTCATTGCCCTGTGAGTCAAGAACATTCGTTGCATCTAAAGTACCAATCAAAACTCTCACTCTCTTAATACTTTTAAGAAGAGCTTTCGTTTTGTCGGGCAATGCTTGGAAGTCTTTAACAAAACCTGCTGGTTTACCACAGTTAAACCCACCCATATTATCTTTAAGGTCTACGTTCAAGCTGTCAGCCATTATAGTCTTGACATAAAAGCCTTTACCACCTTCGGGTTTAACATATTTTTTGTACATAAATCTTTGTACGTAGGGTCTGACAGTTACAGCGTCAGAGTAGAAAACAGCATCTGATGCAAGATCATCTATTCTATATACACCACCATTAACTATGGCAGCCTGTGTCTTCTTACCCTTAACTTCTACTTCTCCCATAATAGGGGAGTGGGAAATCTTTAGACGAGCAAGCTGTGCTGTCTGTTTATTCTGAGACATGTCTGCCCCCATTCCCATTGTCTTTGCCATATCAGCAAAGTTATTAGTATCAATTGTATTTAACATATAATTACTCCTTTCTTAATTGAATGTCTAGTTATATCAGGCAACGTCCTTCGTGTCAAGCCAATTGTTACCTATTTTTGCTTCTAAAACTAATGGTACATTTAACTCTATTTTGAATTGGTTGTCAACAATTTTCTTTAGACTACTGTTTATTTTTTTAATTATGTTTGTGACACCATCAATCTCTTGAGGATGCACATCTATTACAATGCTGTCATGTACTGTGTTAACAACACACGATTGCATACTTTGTAATTCCTTTTCTATAGCAAGCAAAGTGACAGGCACTATGTCTGCTGTAGCAAAACTCTGCACAGGAAAGTTCTTTATCTGAGTGAAGTGAGTAGGAGAACCATTGTGTCTCCTCTCCACATCAGGAAAGGCAAATGATCTACCTGATGGAGTCTTAATTCTCCTAGCCGTCAGAGCTTCTTTAGCCAATCGGGAATGCCAAAGTGCGATTCCTTTGTACTTTTCCGTGAACTGTCTATAATACGTTGCTTCAGCAGGAGATCTCCCAAATCCTGTCGCTCCGTAGAGGGGTGCAAAGGTATGAGCTTTCGCTTCTTGCCTACTAATTTTCTGACCACCTTCAGTAATAACCTTGGCAGTGTAGTTATGTACGTCAAAACCATCATTAATCTCCTTCATTGCTATTTGATCTTGGGATAAAAATGCAGCCGTTCTAAACTCTAGCTGTGCAAAGTCAGCTTCAAGTATCTTACCACCTTCCCATCGTGAAACAAACACACGTTTCACAGGAAATGTACCACCTCTAGGCATGTTCTGCATATTGGGGTCTGCCCCACTAAACCTGCCTGTAGCTGTACGATGTTGTAATAATCTAACGTGCAACTTATTATCCTTCTTGATATTGTTAGCTATCCCCTCAACAAACGAGGATAGATAACTATCTAATGCAGACAGACGAATGACTTTAGCTAAAAAGTTTTCTGCTCTTGTCATATTCTTCTGTCTTGCTACTGATCTAAGATAGGCTAAGCTATTCTTAGATGTTGTCCAACCATGAGCAGATATCCACTTGGCATTAGGTGGGGAGAACCCCATACCTGCCATCTCTCCTGTAGATATAAACATATATCCCATAGCTCTACAATCTATACACCTATTCTCTTTAGCATATAACGAACCATCTTTCTTTGTCTTGCGTATCTTCCCTGCTCCGTCACATACCTTACATCTAACGGCTTTAGTTTTATGTAACATGACTGCGTTCTGTGATACCTCTCTTTTATATTCTGCTTGTGACATATGTGTAGAGAATACAATCTGCCATTGCTGTTTATCTCTAGGCTTTCTAGAATATACAACCCACGATAACTGTTCAGGACTATTGAGATTGATAGGTGTGTCACCCATAAAGTAATGCAACTCAGTAGATAGTTCCTGCTCTATCTCCTTCTTCTCTTTAGTAAATTCACTGCGAACATCAGCAAGTCGTGACATATCAACGCTAAAACCAACACGATATATCCTAGCCAAACAAAGGGAAACACGATTAGTAAGAGTAATAATATCCAAAAGGTGTGAGTACTCTTGGGTAGATAGTTTCTTGTATATTTCATTTGATAACTCCTGTGTTGCGTGTAAGTCTGCTGATAAGTATTCAGACAGTTCATCGTGTGGTATATCTGCAACACTATAACCCTGTTTAAAATACTCTTTCAATGTGTCTTGTTTCTTTGTATCTAGATCATATCTTTCAGCACACTTCTCTAAAGTAAGAGGTTGCTTCTGTCCTTCCTGTAAGATGTACTCTCCTAGCATTGTATCAAACACATCCCCTTCGTAGGAGAAGTTTGATTCCCATAGCCACATAAGATCGTGTACTATGTTATGCCCAATCAAGACAGTCGTTTGATCTAGAAGTTCCTGTATCTCTTTAACATATGATACATTATCTTTATCCATTCTATATAGATATTCATCACCATTCTCTGTCAGTATGCCAACCATTATAAGTTCATTCTCTTCCTCAAAGGGATCAAGGTGTAGCTTACCTTCACGATGTGTTACTGTGTTCTCTACGTCAAGTGTTAGTTTCATTATATCTTCTCCTTATGTCTGACTAAATATATAACAGCCTTTTGTATCCTTGTCAAGCTGTCTTTAAATCCCCCTAAACCTACATTACAATGGTGGCATAGCCATCCCCTAAATGTTCCTGTGTCGTGGCAGTGATCTAGCACCCAATTCTGTAGACGAGGTTGATTGTACTTACCTATCTCCTCTATATCCCTGTCGCATATAGGACATTTATAATCTTCAGATGGGTAGGGGTTCTCTCTCTTCAATAGCTTAACTAAATTTGATTGGTTTCTCATACAAGTTCTGCATGTCCTCTTTATCTCTGAAGGTTTATCACTAGCATAGTTCATTGCGTTGAATTGATCTATTGGTTGTGTTGTATTGCATTTAATGCATACCAACGTATCTTCAACGACAGTTTCTTTTATTTTAAAACCAAACAAATCCTTCATACTGAGTACCTTGCAATAAGATAATCAAGTTCACAATGCACACTGCCGTGCCAACCCGATAGTTTATTCTTGACAATGTTAAGATGTCTTTGTGCATCCTCTTCGTCCTGCCCTTCTACTTGGGGGTTCTTAGCAATCAGTATCATAAGGTCAGCTTCAGCTGCCTTACCTGTTCTACTACCTTCCATCATACTTTGGTTAAGAATAATCTTACCCTCTGCTTCAGCACTTAACTGTGACATATATAACACAGCACATTCATACTGCTTTGCTATCTGTCTAGCGTGTACAGCACAGGCTTTCAAGGCTTCGTCTGCCCTAGAAAATCCCTGATAGGTAGCAAACTTATCTCCCATATCAAGCACAACAATATCAGGCTTCGCTTTCTTAACAGCAGACTCAACCCAATTCATATCGTATCCTGTCGTGTCCTTGATAAAGATGTTCTCTCTCAAAGGTTTATAGATCTTGCTAGCTTTACTCATATCACTCTTTACTTGGTGTAGGTTTAAGCCTGTACCTGCCGTAAGGTATCTCGCTCCTACCCTGTGATATCCTTCTTCATTACATAGGATAATACACTTAGCACCTTGCTCTGCAAACCCACCCGGACCTGCTATCAGACTAGCGTGGAAAGATGTCTTACCTGTATTAGGTCTAGCACCTACCTCAATCAAATGTCCTGCGTTAATACCTGCAACCTTTCTGCATAAAGATGGAATGTTAAATGTCCACCTAGCTTCAAGATCATTCTTAGCTAAGAGTGTTTCAATACTAATGTCATCCCATTCTATGTTAAGTGTAGGTGTGAAGTCATCACTATACTGCTCAAGTATATTACGCAAAGGTTCTAAAGAACTCTGCATACCATTCACATAATCAAAACCTAAGTTAGCTATGTCTTCTCCTATAACTTGTTGGAATAATTTAGACAGTACCTCTTGTGCTATGTCATTGCCCATAGGTTTCTCACCTTTAATCTGTCTGAACAACGAACCATAAGCACCCTTCTGTGCTGTTGTCATACTAGGATTGTTGGCTAAGAACAGGGCTTCCACTTCATCAGGAGTAACAGTTCTACTGTACCTCTCCATAGCTTTATCCAATACTGTCTTTATCTTTTGTGCATCCTTACTGAATAGTCTATTAGGACAACGTGACCCACGATGGTCATCGTAAAATTTCTTGTCCATTAAACTTCTTAATAGTGTTAATTCCATATCATCTCCTTTAAATTATTAATATCTATATCTTCTTCATACTTTAAGTCATCTGTTAATCGCAGTACCTTAGCAGTACGTATCCAACTTTGCAACTCCTTTCTTATCTGTAATGTTTTCTGTAGTGCATCAGGGTCTAGAGCAACTACAACTTTATCAAAATTATAACATAAGAACTTCTTATGCTCATCTAACAGGCTTGTACCTAGCAATGCTACCCCTGTAATACCATACTTGGCTACAGTACAAGCACTATAACAATCTTCAACTAGCACACAGCTATTGTCACCACCATCTCCCCCCTTACCATTCCATGCTACAAAAGGGTGTCTACTACTGCCATATCTCTTCCATTTAGGTAGGCGATTAGTTGTTGCAGCACCTACGGCATCCACAACTACACCCTTCTCACTATCTTTTATTAGGAACACAGCCCTGTCTTCCTTTACATCGTGTAAGCAGTAGTCTTTCCATATCTTTTCTTTCCACGATAAACCACCAATAGGAT